ATGCGCCGCCACTGGTTGTTGAGGTCGAATGAACAACGACGTGCCAAGGGTCGTTCGATGCGGAGAACCACAGGTCAAAGGCCTCGTCCGGTTCTTCCAACAGCAGGGAGTCACCATCGGCATCCGCACCCACGCGGTGATGCATGAGCTGGAATTGCCTCCACGCGTCATCGACTCGCGTGTAGATGAAGGACTGAGAATCCGCGGCCCACGCAAACCCATAGCCCGCGTCGCTGACACGCTGATCAATGATGTCGCCGCTGTATGCGTCTTGAATGATCCACGTCCAGCGCTCGTCGCCTTCGGTATCTTGAGACCAGGCGATCAAACGCCCATCCGAGGTCGGCACCAATTCCCCGACCTTGAAGAACTCTTCACCTTGGGCGCAGAGGTTTTCGTCGAGAAGAAGCTGCTCGCCTTCCAGTGTTTCGCTATCTGCCAGCACCGGAGTGTTCGGGTCGCTCCACAACTGGGTAGCAGTGACGGACATACGAGCGTCACGACCCCAATCATCCTCAAGAACCGTGCCACCAGGGAAGATCAGGGGGGTCTTGCCGGTGGTCAGGGCACGGCCACGCTGCCACTCCAGAGTTGCGTCCACAGCCTTGTAGGTTGCCATAGCTGCATCCAGAATGTAATTCTCTGCGAGCACAGACTCGCCCAGGTGAGCCGCTAGAATCTGGTCTTCCGAGATAGCCACAGCGTGAGACAGGTTCGGCAGGTCGAAAGCCATCTTACGTGCCGCCTGAGTGGTGCCGCGAGTAGTCTCAGCGTCGATCGCGCGGTTGAAGGCCATACCCTGTCGGGACGGGGTGACCGCCGACAGCGACACGGATCGAGTGGGAACCGGGATCTCGGGGAGGAAGGAGGTCAGGTGACCGTCTGCTCGCTCCTTATCCAGGAACTCCTTCGCGAAATTGCGAATCGCGAGAGTCAGCTCGCGGGGGGTTACGGCATCATGCCAGATTTCTGCCATTATTCAGCGCCCTTCTCGTACAGGTAGATCAGCGGGGTCTTCTTGGTCTTGTCTACTTCGAGGGTCTTCTCCTCGCCTCCAACGATAACCTTCGGCAGGCGGTGGTGGTAGACAACACCGTGCATCAGAACAGCCACTTCCTGCTTGCCGGTGCCCGGCTTAGCGCTCTGATCCCAGACGACCAGCGCATCGGGGGTGTCAGTAGCAGCCTTGATGGGGGTAATGTTGCCGCTGGCGTCAATCTGAACGGGATAGCCGGAGGGGATGCACTTGTACTTAGCAATCACCTCAGTGAAGTTCGCGGGGTCGAAGATCGCGGTCTGACTGTGGTCGCGGGCCTTGCCCTCAAGCAGCCAGTTCAGACCCGACATGCGGTATTCCGCACGCTTAATTCGGGGCATGGTCGCCTCTTTCTTTGTCTAGAGCTTCTTAATCATTAGATCCGCAAGACGACGCGCCGTAGCTTCCTCATCCTTTACAGATGCGGAAGCAACCTGCGAAAAGTTCTGCGGGAGTCCAGGAGTAACGGAAGCGGGGGCCGCATCAGCAGGCACCAGACCGGAGATGTAGGCGTTCAGCTTTCCCGAATCCCACGAACCGTCTTCGGCGCGGAAGGCTTCTCGGTTGAGTCCTTCCTTGAGTGCTGCCAGATGCAATGCACCCGAGGCCTGAATAGCCTGGTTGAAGAGGTTGTCGAACTCCTTCTCGGCTACATCAGCCTCTAGCGACGCGACCTTCGCCTGCAATGCTGCCAGCTGGTCAGTCGTGTCCGTGCTTGCGCTCTGTGCTGCCAGTGCGTCTTCCAATTCCTTCACCTTTCGTGCCGAGTCCTTAGCGCGCTGCTCCCAGGTTCGGGAGTGATGCTTCCAATCCGTGTCACCCTTGGGTGCGTCTTCTTCCTTGCCGAGCTGTTCCCCGACCTGGGAGATGTCTACCGCCTTGGGCTCCGGTTCGATGGTGACGTTTGCTTCGTTCTCCATAGTTACCTTTCCGGTGTGCTCCCCATTTCGGGGTTCTGGTCAAGCCAGCGGTCGATGACCTCGTGAACTTCCTGGGAGTCCCCACGCCCTCTTGCTCGGGAATGAAGAATCTCCCCCGACGCACGCAACTCTACCACCCGCGCCACGTGATGCCTGCGAATGTAGAGCTCCCGGTCCGCCGGGTTCGTGAGGGTTCGGACCACCCACACATCCTGAGTGAGGGTGTGCATCCGATGCTCAAACGCTGTGCGGAGCCGCGCCGCCAACTTTTCGTCTCCTCGCGCAAACTCCTTGATTTTGTCCAAGTCTATGATAACATCGCCAGGCTTCGCGTGATACCGCACATAGGTACTCTTTCCCGAAGCCGGGGCGCCCGTGACTAGCGTAATCATCCTGCCACCTTCTCCCAGTACTCCAGCGTCTTCTCCAGGTTGCTCTTACGCGCCCGGGACGCCGAGCCACGGCGGGACTCCCACTCGCCCAGCTCACTGCTCGACTTGCGTAGGCGGCGTACCATACGCTCCGGGTCGGAGACGTGCGAGTAGCGCTGTGCGTCCTCCTTGGGCAGGGCGAACTTCTCGTCTCGCGGGGACAAGCCCGAAGCCGTGGAGCGGTCGTGCTTGCGCAGCACAGAGCCCCACTCACCAGAGACGTACTCCTTTATGCGAGTGTTCGATAGGTCGCTCGCACCCGTGGAGCCTGCGATGCGGTAGATAGCATCCAGGTCTTCGCGGTTCAGATGCAGACCGGGGTCATGTTCCTTGGTGATGGGCAGAACCTCGCACTGGCACCCGGTGTGCAGGGGGTACAGCTCCCCGGTGGAGTAGATACGGTTCGCCGCCACCAGGCACAGACCACAGGTTCCCGTCTTGGAGCGCTCCGGGTGGATGATGCGGCGGTACCCAATCACACCCTGCGGGGCCGCAGACTGTAGGATGCGGGAGGCGCGCTCACGTTGCGCCATTTTGATGTCCGCTTCCGCCAGCTCACGCACACGACCGAGCGCTCGCAGTCGCGCCTCTGCAGGGCTCGCCCCTTCCTGTCGTGCCTTGCGGTAAACGAAGACGGGGCGCGCCCACACCTCCTCCGGGATCTTGTTCTGGCGCGGGTACAGCTCACGGTCTGCAGGCGGCACGCCGTCAGGGAACCGGCGGCCCAGCGCGCGCAACACAACCTCCTGGTATGCGTCCTCCTCTTGGCGAGCGCGCACCAGCGTTTCCTCCACGGCATCCACCGAATCGCGAATCAACTCAGCTGTTCCTGCGTCGCTGAAATCCGTGTGTGACTCCCAAAGGTTGAAGAGCCAGCGCACGAGCGCATCCACCAGGGAGCGGGTGCGCGCGGACTTACCGTTGGCGACATCTCCCATCGTGGTCATGGTTATGCGTCCGTCTTCGAGATGCGGTTAGCGTCGGGGGAGAAGTTCACCGCAGTGTCCACAACCTCCGTGCTACTTGCCGGGGACTCCTCCTTGCCGGGGGTTACCTCCGGGTACGGGTTCTCCAGCGGCGCGACGTTCGAGGAGAGCGTGTCGATAAGCTTGCCCACGCCAACCTCGCGCATCGTCTCCTCCACCTCATCGGGGGTGAAGCCGCCGAACTTGCGTAGAGCCGTATCGAGCGGGATGCCCGCTCCGGTCGCTGCCGCAATAGCCGTTGCTCGCTCCAGCTGGGACGGACGGCGCGGGTCCACCCACTCGATGCGCATCTGCGCACGGTCCGCGCGCTCCGTCTCACCGCGCGCAACCAGCGCATCCGAGATCAGGCGCTTCAACGTTTCGGTGAACAAATCCTCCAGCTCCTCGATGTCGAACGCCAGAAGCTCACGCTGTGCGGACGCACCCTCACTCGATGCGTTCACCGAGTCAGAGCTCAGCATGAACAGCGGAGTACGGGACTCACCGGCCAGATTGCGTAGCTCGTCCTGCAGCGCCTCCTGCATCGGGGAGGTGTCCACCGTAGAGGACTCCCAGAACTTCGCGCCCTTGGGTAGGAACCACAGCGAGCCAGGAGCGTTGTCCAACTTAACCTCCCTGTAGTCGATAGGGTTGCCGCTATCATCAGTCAAGGGCGCGTCGAGAACGATCTGCTGCTTGAACGCCTGGGTCGCGAAGATGACACTGCGCTGCAGGAGGATCTGGTTGATTCGCAACATCGACGCCTCGTGCTTCTTGAGCAGACCGCGATCATAGGCAAACTCGTAGACCGGCACACCCTCAGTCCCGGTGGGGGAGGGCTCGCCAAGGTCCCAACGGTCCGCCAGCATCGACCACACCTTAGCGTCCTCCTTGGCGAACATTCCGGGCTGGAGCGCACCGCCGTTCTTCACTTCGTAAACAGCGTTCGGGAGGACGCACATTCCGGTCGAGGAGCGCGCCTCGCGGACGTACCCAGGGCGCGCCAACAGAAGCACGTTCTCCTGAGTCATCTCATCGACGTAGACCGTCATCGCCGCCGCCACGTTACCGAACGAGTCGGTCACGCACACCGTGTTCAGTGGTGAAGAGTGCATCATGCCGCCCACTGTCGAGACGATGTATCCCTTGCCGGTGACCAGCGCATCACGCCAGGCCAGGCGAAGCTTCACGTTCAGGTTCTCCTCGCGCAGTAGCTCCGCCACCACGTCATCACCGTTCGGGGAGTCATCGGCTGTAGTGCGCGCTCCGCTCAGTCGCATACGAGGCAGGCGCGCATCCACCAACAGGGACGCCAGGTTCATACGAGACAGCTTCACCAAGCGCTTGTACGCCGCCGCCGTCTTGTCATCCACCATCGCGTCCAAATCGGGCATGGGCGCGTTACCGAAATACCATTCCAACATCCGGTACACGTGCGGGGTGCGAGCGGACATGATGGTGCCGAGGCGGTTCATCCACCAGGCGTCTGAGCCGGGCTCCCCGATGAGGTCGCTTGAAATCAGCAAATCTTCTTCTCCTATCGAATACGCATCGGCTGCATGACACCGCGCGTCTGGTCTGCTCCCGTGCCCTTAGCCAGCACACGCAGTCGTGACTGGTGCGCCAGCATCAGGGCATACGCCGCGTCAATCTTGCGGGCGCTGCTCGGGCTCTCCTTATACAGAATTTTACCCGCGCGTGTCTCGCGGTACACCGCGTTCAAGATGTGGCGGCTCAGGGCGGACGGGCCCGTAATCATCACTTCCCTCTCGCTGATCGCGCTGCGTAGGGCGTGGGTTGCC